GGGGCCACATCCGGAGACCGGCCGGCAACAGGAACGCCAAAACGGATTATCCGGTCACCAACACGTCCATCCAGACGTACTTCCCCGATCTCTCCTATCTTTCTACTGGCGACATCATCAACGCTTTCGAGGGGTATCTTTCCATCCTCAACGCGCCCGTGAAAGTCTTTAAAGTCCCGCACCACGGGAATGCCTGCACAGACGGCCCCTGCTGCAAGCTGAAGGAGCTGGGGGCGGAGCTGTGCTGGTATAACGACTGGGAAAGGAAGGGAGCGTCTGTCGGTTCCAGCAGCTTCTCCAAGTGGGGTGCTGGATATTGTAAGAAGTACTTCCACACGCTCCGCACCGATGCGGATATTTACATGACCGCATTCAATAAGACTCTCCAAGTGCAGTACGGACACAACCATTATTCCTATGCCATCCCCTACGACGGCAAGGCACCCGTCGACCGCTGGGTCAAGGGCGCAAAGAGCTGGTGGTATGAATACGCGGACGGCACCTATGCAGTCGGCTGGAAGAAGCTCAAATGGTCGAAGGGTGAGAACTGGTTCTACTTCACCAAGGACGGCTGGATGTGCACAGGATGGATTTACGACGGCGGATGCTGGTATTTCTGCGACGGCAACGGTGCCATGAAGACGGGCTGGATCACGTACAAGGGGAAAAGGTGTTATTTGGAGCCGACAGCCGGGAAAAATCAGGGCCACGCATATATGAGTCAGACGGCGGTCATTGATGGCAAAACCTATGTATTTGATGCGGACTGCTACGCCACCGAGATCAAGGAGTCGGAAGAACCTCGCAGCAAGTCCAGGCTCAACGTGATCGACATCGCCTCCTACCAGTCCGGGCTGGATCTTCGCAAGGTCAAGGTGGATGGAGTCATCATCAAGGCCACGCAGGGAACCAGCTATGTCAACCCCTGCTGCAACCGTCACTATGATCAGGCGAAAGAAGCTGGAATCCTCCGAGGGCTGTATCACTATGCGAACGGCTCCGGAGCTGTGGCAGAGGCCCACTTTTTCGTGGATACCATAAAAGACCGCATCGGAGACGCGATCCTCGCGCTCGACTGGGAGGGCGCGCAGAACAGAGCATTCGGCAACATGGATGTGGGATATTGCAAGACATTCCTCGACTGCGTCTATCAGCTCACAGGTGTGCGTCCGCTCATCTACATGAGCAAATCTGTCTGCCGCGCTCACGACTGGACTCCGGTGGCGGAACATTATGGATTATGGGCCGCGCAATATGCGAACATGAACCAGACAGGCTTCCAGTCGGAGCCGTGGACGGATAAGCGCGGATGGGGGGCATGGGAATCCCCTGCGATCTACCAGTACAGCTCCCGAGGAAAGTTGTCAGGATATGATGGCAACCTCGACATGGATATCGCTTACATGTCTGCAGCCGGCTGGAAGAAGTTCGCCGCAAAGAGCTAATTACTCGTGTTAACTCGAGTAAAGCCGCGCGTCACGGTCAGGCTCTGCCACAGAATATGGCGCACTCGTATGAGACTATCTAAATCCCATGGGATATTTAGTCAAGATCACCCCGGGAGGAGAGATCCTTCCGGGGCTTCTTTTTTGCCCAAATTGTAATTCTTTTAAATAAAAGTGTTGACATATAAATAAAAGTATAGTAGTATATAGTCAAGGAGAGACATTAAGGCAATGCAAAGGAGGACATCATGAAGAGAATGGCAAAGAATCTGCTCGCAGAGCAAGGCATCAATGTTTACATCAAAGACATCCAGGCTGTCGAGATCCACCCTGTCACGGTGGTGAGCCACAATGTAGGAGAAGGTCTCGCGCCGGATCGCTTCTCTCACAGGGACATCGTTGTGGTCCTCATGAAGGACGGCACCGGCTATCAGATCCTCAGGGAGACGGTGGACAAGGATGGTAACTTCTCCACCAATTCAGCAAGATTCGTCACAAGAGAAATCAGAAACATCTGACAAGGAGGGCAGCAATGAACAAGATCATCAAGGGGAAGCGATACAACACGGACACGGCCCAGCTCATGGGTGAATACAGCTATAGCTACCGCGGAGACTTCGGACATTGGACTGAAGAACTCTACCGGAAGCAGACAGGGGAATTCTTCCTGTTCGGAGAGGGAGGCCCTGCGAGCAAATATGCCGAATCGGTAGGGCAGAATCAGTGGAGCGGCGGCGAACGGATCAGGCCGCTGACCATGGGCGAGGCGAAGTCCTGGGCCGAGAAATATCTGGACGGCGATGAGTACGAAAAGATATTCGGCGAGGTCGAGGAAGATGGCGGCAAGAAGGTGATGACCTACTCGCTCCCAATGGGTGCGATCGACAAGCTCAAAAGGGCTGCAGTCAATGAAGGAAGATCTGCAAGTGGCGTCCTCGCAGATCTGATTGAAAAATATCTGTGATGGGAATCCCCGGAAGGACATGACCTCCCGGGGCTTTTTATGCGGTGTTAATCGAAAGTCACGGAAGGGCGCATGTCAAATAACACCGTCTAAGGTCACAAAAAAATCACATCAATTGAGCGGTCCGGGCCTATCCATATTTCCTTGATTACCGATTGCCATAGATATCTCTTCTCCTTGATGGTGAAGGTCTTATACAGCTCTGCGAAAGAGTCAGGCAGTTCGAGTGGCCTGAGTGGCTCGATCGGCTGGACATTCCCGCACTCCGCGATTGCGGCATCAAGCTTCTCCCTGTCTGCCTTGTATTCATCGAGGCTGATGACATCGCTCAGATAGAGATCCTTCAGCCTGTCTCGCTTCCGTGTCAGATCCGCGACTTTCTTCCGGGAGTCATTCCTTTTTTTGGCTTCGACCTCATAGTGCAGTTTGCGCTCCCCGAGAAGGCGGTTCACATTATTAAGAAGATATCGCTCGATCACGTTCTCCGACATCCCCACCGAATTGGTGCAGGCTCCGGCAGGTCTATAATGCTTCTGGCATTTGTACCGCGTGTACCCATGAATGTAGATTGCTGAGTAGTTGCGTCTACACGTTTTGCAGTGGATCATCCCGGTAAATATATACTCTCTCTTTGCCGTGTTCTTCCTGTTAAAATGGAGCTTCCTCTGGACATCATCGTACAGTTCCCGATCTATGATAGGCTCACAAAAGTGGTCATTGTCTCTATTGACTCCGATATATCGAGGATTCCGCATCATGTGTTTGATAGCCACATCTGTCCTGATAAGGCCGTATACGTTCGCGGCATAGCGGACCAGTTCATTGAGATTTGTGTTTTTTGAATAATGCCGAAAAAGGTCTCTTACCATCTCCGCGTCATCGTTAGGGACAAGATGCTTATTGACTATCGAATATCCAATCGGACACGATCCTGTGGTCACCTCTCCCTTCTTGATCTTGTAGTCGAATACCTGTCTGACCCTCTGCCCTGTGTTCTCCGCTTCGAATTGAGCGATGCTCATCATCTGGTTGACCACAAGACGGCCCTGTGGCGTGGTGGTGTCATAGATGGGCTCCCAGATCGCTGTCCACCCCACGCCATATTTGTCTAAGACCTCCATCATGTTGAGATAATGTCTTATGGAGCGATAGAGACGGTCAAGCTTGGTCACGATGATCCTGTCAATCATCCCTGCCTTCACGTCACCGAGGAGCCGCTGCAGTTCATCGCGGTCCGCTCTTGTTCCGCTGATTCCATCGTCCATGTACTCCCCGGCACAGACCATGTCAGGCCTGTCATCAATATACTTGCGTAGCGCCGCTCTCTGGGCGGGGATCGAGTCTCCCTCCTGGGCCTGCCGATCGGTAGAGACCCGGAGATAAATTGCTGTCCTTATCATTGTGCGCCTCCTTTTCAATCTGCTGCACGTTCACCTTTTCCCAATCGTTGCTTTCGATGTGATCCAGGGCGTGGAGATATGCCCTGACTCTCCCACGGTAGGAGAGCCGGGCATTGAGATAGATCGTGTACCCTTCCGGGCATGGAGCGACCATCTCATCCACGGGCAGATCCACGATGTAAACATAGATGTCATTCGTCACGATTGGTCTCCTTGAATCGTAAGAGCATATCTGCCGCCATTCTCAGGTCCTCCGGGCGGCTGTCGCGGGCAGCATCGAAGAGGACGCGCATCTCAGGATTGTCAAACAGCTCCTGTGCCATCTTCGCTGTGGACTTGTTAATATAATATCCACTCTGCTGTACATTTGTTTGTACACCCATGAGGGAGTCAACCGACACGTCAAGGAATTCCGCAATCTTTACCAGCTTGTCAGCTTTGAGGTTATACCTTCCCCTCTTCCAGTCCGAAAGCGTACAGGCACTGATACCCGTCCCTTTGGACACTGCATAGTCCGAATATCCCTTTGAGTCTCTGATCCTTGCATAATCTTCGTACATGCTCTCCTCCAAACCGTAAATTTCCGAAAATTTACTGTTGACACATTCGGCGAGCCGTAGTATATTAAGCCTAAGGGACATTCGGTACACCGAAAACCCCGATAGGTAAATACGGAAGCCGATGTGAAATTGTGTGGCAACTATATTATATCGGCTATCCGAATTATTGGCAACAATTTTGTAACAAAAATTCGGAAAGGAGGAAAATGAAGGCAACGTATCAGAAATATGCCCGCATGAGAGACGAGCGCGGCATGACGGATTACCGAGTCTGTAAGGAGACGAACATCGCACCGTCCACCATTTCAGACTGGAAGAACGGGCTCGGAACTCCGAAAGTTGACAAGCTGCTGAAGATCTCGACCCTGTTTGGAGTCCAGATCGAGGACATGCTGGAAGAGGTGACTGTATGATCCCAATCATTGATGACTACTACGTCACTGTCGAGACCAATCCGACCAACTACATTGTGAGACGTGGGAAAGGGGAGAAGGACAAGAAGGGAACCACGAAGGACAGACCGCTGAGTTACCACACAAGCCTCGCGAAGGCGATTTCATTCATCCGTGGGCAAATAGTCGCTGAGAAGCTGACAGGGGACTTCCTGCACCTTCGCGCGGCCCTCGCGGCGGTCTCTGAGGTGGATGACCGCTTCGAGAAAATCATTTCAGAGGTGAAGGCATGATGAACATCGAACGACTGCTTCGCGCTCTCTCCGAGATCCTGGGGGAGCGGAGCGGGGCAGAGGTGGAGGTGAGGCTTGACGGCAACAATTAAGTGCGACCCTTCCAGGCTCCCTGTCCCATTCGCTCCGAAGCCGATCAAGAGACAGGTCAGGGTCGTGGTCGAGGAAAAACATCTTTCGGTCAAGAAGCGGGAACAGACCGCATGGACGGAGGATAGGGACAGGGTCTTGATCCAGCTCCGGCACGAAGGGAAAACAATGCAGCAGTGTGCTGATGAGCTGGGAACAACAAGGGGAGCGATCAACAAACGCCTCGCAAGACTGAGGAGGAGGGGAGAAATCTGATGAAGGACTACACCGGAGAAAAAAAGGCTTTGGAAAAAGATATTGACGAGTGGCTTGGTCAGCTCATTGAGCTGAGACTGAAGCTCAAATCTGAGGAGGATCATGAAAAGCCGTTAAAAGGGCTCAGGGAAGCTTATGACAAGCAGTTGAAGGAGCTCATAAAGACGGCGCTTCGCTTCGAGTGCTTGTATGAGATGGAGGAAGAACATGAGTGATGAAACAGGATTTATTCCGTCAGTGTTAGCGCTGGGCGGGGTGATCCTCGCGGCGATCTGCTGCGAGAGTATATGCGACAGCCCGGTGGCGATATTCATGGCTATCGGAGCACTAATCATGGCATTCGCGGCAGGGGCCGCGGCAAAGAAGGAGGAAGAAAGAAAATGACTGGAATTCTTGAGAATCTGATCAAGGCTGTTGAGATGCTGGATGTTTTCGATTCGGCGGAGGCGAACGCGTGCGGATGGCATGTTGAAATCCGTGAGTCCGATTATCGGAAGGCGCGGGTGATCGAGATCACGAGGCCGTATCCGCCGGAGGAGCCGGAGGCAGAGGAGGCCCAGGATGAGGAGCGGTGATCCGCTCCACGACTTCTACGAACACGAAAAGGAAGTCGAGAACAGAGAAAGCAGATGCCCCATCTGCGACTGCTGTGGCGAGCCGATCACAGATGAGACATTCTGCAAGGTGGATATGGGGGGGAAGGTGCTGTGCTTTCATTGGGACTGCACCGTCCTCCGATACACAGACGATTATATCACGGAGGGCGAATAATGGCCACATATGAGGATATCCGGAAGGCGAACGCCTCTATCCGGACCACAGATATCAAGGGCAAGATGTATGCGGAAGTCAATGAGAGGATCAAGGCCTTCCGCATGGTGCACCCCAACGGATATATCACCACGCAGATCATCAGTCTTGATGGCGGGGTCTGCGTGATCAAGGCAGAGGTCGGAGACGATGAGAAGGTCCTGGGGACCGGGACTGCCTACGAGAAGGAGGGGTCTACCTTCATCAACAAGACCAGCTATATCGAGAACTGCGAGACCTCTGCTGTGGGCCGTGCGCTGGGAATGGCTGGATTCGGCATTGACACTTCTGTTGCCAGTGCCGAGGAGGTCCAGAACGCCATCGCCCAGCAGAACGCGGGAAGAAGTGCGAAGGAGCCAGAGGCTAAGAAGGAGCCCGAGGCTAAGAAGGAGGCCGAGGACAAGAAGGAGACGGAGAAGGTCGCAAAGCAGAGGATCAACGGGGTCTATGCTGATTCGCTCCGGAAGCGGTGCGAAAACTTCAATGTGGATCTCAATAAATTCCTTGCCTTGAACAAGGTCGAGCGGGTCGAGGACCTGACCATGAGGCAGTTCATGACGGCCGTTGAGAATTGGGACAAGGTGGTAGACGCGTGCAAGGTAGAATAAAGGACATCTACCGAGGAATGGCTGGGGGTACAGTGGTCACGATCGAGACCTCTGCCTCCCCGGCAGAGATCGAGAAGCTGAAGGACAAGCCCATCGAGATCAAGGCAATGAGGAGACATAGGACGCTTGACGCGAATGCTCTCCTCTGGGCGTGTATCGGAGACATCGCGAAGGCAATCATGGCTGACAAGTGGGATGTGTATCTCACCATGCTGAGACGATACGGCCAATATACGTACGTATGCGTCAAGCCTGACGCGGTGGAGATGGTCAAACGGCAGTGGAGGGAGACGGAGGTCATCGGTGATTATCTTGTAAACGGCCAGAAGGCAGTGCAGATGCTCTGCTACTATGGCTCCTCCACCTACGACACGAAGGCATTCTCTGCACTCCTTGACGGAGTGATCAGCGAGATGGTCGAGATGGGCTTAACTCCTCCGGACCGAGGAGAGATGAAAAGGACACTTGAAGAATGGGAGAAAAAGAACGGAGGAAGGGAGCCAGGGGCGAAAGACTGCTGAGAGCATTCCTGGAAGGATGCGGAATCTCAGCAAAGAGAGGCTTCGTGTGGATGGGGCAATCAGACCTTGTCGGCATCGAAGGCATCCACGTTGAGTGCAAATTTGTCGAAAAACTCAACGTACGCAAGGCGATGGATCAGGCCATCTCCGAGGCAGAGAAGCGCAAGGACGGTCTCCCCACCGTATTCTGGAAGGTCTCCCGGAGGCCCTGGCTCACCGTCATGCGGACGGAGGACTGGGCGAAACTGTATCTGTTAGCAAGGGGGCGTTATGAGTCAGAACGAGAAGATATTGAATCACCTTCAGACACATGAAGGGATCACATCCATTGAAGCCATCCGGCTGTATGGCTGCACAAGGCTGGCTGCGAGGATCTCTGATCTGAGATCCAGAGGGCACGACATCCGGAGCGAGAAGGTCGTGAAGAAGGACGGCAAAAAGACCGTCACATATTCGAGGTATTGGCTGGAATGAAGAAAAGCTATGTCATGTACAAGTCATGGTCAAAGATGTTCCTCCAGCTGGAGCCGGAGAAGGCAGGGAAGCTGATCCAGGCCATTTGCGCATATCAGGACGGCGAGGAATACGTCATAGGAGACCCGGTCCTTGAAGCAGTCTTTTCGATGTTCAAAGAGACATTTGATGCAGACCGTGTTGCTTACGAGGAGAAGTGCGAGAAGAACCGCACGAATGCCCTCAATCGTCTACGGTCGCAAGCAAACGCTAACGATCGCTTACGTTCGACCTATGATAATGATAATGAATATGATAATGATAATGATTTATTAAAAAAAGAGAGTAAAGAGAAAAAGTCGGCACGATTCGCGCCTCCCTCTCTCCAAGAGGTCAAGGGGTACTGTTCGGAGAGGAAGAACAATGTTGACCCACAGGGGTTTGTTGATTTCTACGCTTCGAAAAACTGGATGGTCGGCAAGAACAAGATGAAGGACTGGAAGGCTGCAGTCCGGACCTGGGAGCGGAGGGAGCGAGGATCTCCGGAGAAGAACAAGTTCAATCGGTTCGAGCATAATGATTATGACTTCGATGAATTGGAGAGGGCTCTGCTCAATGGATAGTAAGAAGGGAGTCTGCTTCATCTGCGGACGGATCGGACCCACGGAGAGGCATCACATATTCGGAGGAGCAAATCGGAGGTGGTCGGAGAAGTATGGCCTTGTGGTTCACCTCTGTCATTGGTGCCACAACGAACCTCCGAATGGTGTACATCACAATGTACGGCAAATGAGGTGGCTGCGGGCCCTGGGACAGGAGGAATTCGAAAAGACGCACTCGCATGAGGAATTCATGCAGATATTTGGGAGGAATTACAGATGAATCGAGTGGTACTGATGGGAAGGCTGACGAAAGACCCTGATGTCAGATACAGCAAGGAGCAGATGGCTATAGCGAGATACACCCTCGCCGTTGATCGCAGGGGCAGGGACAAGGAGACGGACTTCATCTCCTGTGTCGTGTTCGGAAAGGGCGGAGAGTTCGCGGAGAAGTATCTGCACAAGGGAATGAAGATCGCGGTCTCCGGGAGAATTCAGACAGGCTCCTACACGAACAAGGAAGGCCGCAAGGTCTACACCACCGAGGTGGTGGTCGATGACCAGGAGTTTGCAGAGAGCAAGGGCACGGAGACAAAGACAGCGGAACCCTCAACAGGATATGACGGATTCATGTCTATCCCAGAGGGAATGGATGAAGAGCTGCCTTTCAATTGAGGTGGAGACATGACAGCGAAGGAGAGGATAGGGCTGAACATAGTTAAGCGGCTCCAGGACATGGGGAAGAGCAGCGCATGGCTCGCACGGCAGACGCGCAAGGCTGATGACACGATCCGGAGATACATCACGGGGATGAGAGTCCCGACAGCCATTGCGCTCTACAAGATCGCAGAGGCTCTGGGGTGTACGATGGACGAGCTGATGGAAGGGGTGTTCGAGGAAGAAGAATGAAAGCCCAATATTACAGCAAGGTCTACACGGAAAGACCAGAATATGCAGATTTTGACAGTCCGGAGAAATTCCAGGCAATCCTCGGGATCATCATGACGCGGCTCAAACAGCATCCGAATGCGGTGTGTTCATATTCGGGGGGGGCAGACAGCGATATCATGATTGACCTCATTGAGAAGGCAAGAAAGATTGCCCCATCGCTCCCGAGGGTCAGATATGTCTTTTTCAACACTGGCCTTGAGATGAAGGCCACAAAAGACCATGTCAGGGCTACCGCGGAGAAGTACGGGGTCGAGATCGAAGAGCTGAGGCCCAAGGTAAACATCATACAAGCGACAAGGAAATACGGATTGCCCTTTGTATCGAAGATCATGTCAAGCGGGCTGAACGAGTGGCAAATCAAGGGAGTACCAATGTCGATTGCTGACGAGTACAACAATGCGGAAGACAAGGCCCAGATCAGGAAGGAGTTGAGTGAGAGATATCCCCATTGTGAGTCACTGATCAATTTCATCTCTTGTTGC